CCCCCCCCACCACCACCACCACCACCGCCGCCGATGGCGAACGCCTGCGCGGGCAGCGGTTCGGCTGCGGCCAGCGACACCGCAGGGGAGGCATTGGACAGTGGCGCGATCGGGCGGTTGCTCCCACCGAGCCTGGGGTCGCCGCGCACGTCGGTGTACACGACGACCGTGCGGTCACGGGTCAGGTAGGTCAAGGCGTTCTCGGCCGGGTTGGTGACCGTCGAGGCGATGATCGAGGCGGTGCGCGGCCGGGCCACCCCCTGCAGCAGCCGCTCAGCCTCAGCGACCTCCCCCCGCCCGATCAGCCGGGCGATGCGGTCGACGGCGGCCTGGTCCAGCGCACCGGTCGCCTGCCTGGTCTCGGCCTGGGCGAGGATGAACACCGCCCGGTTCTTCGTGTCGCGGTCCAGCTGCCCGGCGGCCTCACGGCTGTCAAGGATGGCGGTGATCTCCACCCGTCGCTGCGCGGTCAACCGGTCCCACTCGCTGTGCGCAATCCCGGAGGCTGTCAGGTCCAACGGAACGCTCAGCTCGGTGGCGCGGAACAGCGCCTGCACCTTGTCCATGCCGCGTTCGGCGTCGGTGACGAGGGACTGGCCGAAGGACAGGGCGTCGTAGGCGCTCATGGCGACCCCGACCGGCAGCAGGAACCGCCCCGCCCGCGCCACCAGCCCCAGCCCCTTGGCCAGCTTGTCCTTCGCCCCGGCTGCGGCGGTCGCGGTCACGGTCGTCACGGTCTTGCCGCCCGTCTTGCCGGCCGCACCCGCAGGACCGCCCCCGCCGAGAACGTTGACGACACCGGCGGTGACGGTCATAACGCCGGTTCTCCCGCCGAGCAGACCGCCGCCCTTCCCGCCGCCCAGCAGACCGCCGAGCCCGCCGGTGATGCTGCCGACCTTGGACAGGGCGGCCACCAACCCGGCGATGATCACCACGTCGTCGCGCCACGACGGCGGGAGGGCGGCCAGGGCGGAGCCGAGGGACTCCACCAGCACCCAGCTGCCGGTCTGGGGGACCGCACGCAGCGTGTCGGCGAACGACTCCAGACTCGGGATCACCTTGGGCAGACCCTCGGCGATGGTGTCGATCGCCGAGGTCAGCCCCGAGGTGTTCCCACCGGTCTTGCCGGACAGCTGCGAGATGACCTCACCGACCGCCTCGCCGAGCCGCTGGATCGACTGCCGCACCGCAGGGTCGCCCATGGTGCGGGTCAGCGACTCGTACAGCTCGTCGAGCTCGGTGATGAAGCCCTCGCCGAACACGCCCTGCAGGTCCTCGAACGCCACCCGCATCTTGTCCGAGGCGGAGGCGGTGGCCGCGGCGGTCCCCCCAACCTGGCGTTCCACCTCCCTGAGGATCAGCTGCTGCGCGGCGAGGGTGTCGCCGGCGGCGACGGAAGCCTTGATGAACTCCTGCTGCTCGGCGGTGAACGACACCCCTGCCCGGGTGAGGGCGGTGATCCCTTTCACCGGGTCGTTGAGGGCTTTCCCGAGCTGCTTCGCGTTCGACTCGGCTGCCCCGAACCCGGCAGCCTGCAGGTCGAACGCGGCCGCGGTGGCGCGGTTGAACACGCCGATGTCCTTGGCTGCCGTCGCGAACGTGCCCAGCAGCGCCTGCACGCCCTTCACCGTGTCGTCGTCGATGCCGATCGAGCGGGACAGCTCAACCGCCGCCTCGGATGCGGCGGTCAGCCGCTTCTCGCCCAGCCCCATCGACTCGAAGATCGACCCGAGCCGCGCGTCGGCCTTCTGCGCGTCCCGTGCTGCTGTCACCGACGCCGCACCCAGCCTGGCCATGCCGACCGCCGCACCGGCCGCCGCCACCCCCAGCCCCAGCAGCCCCGCTGTGCCAACACTCTGCAACCCACGGCCAATGGCCTGCCCCGCCCGCCCGAGGCGGGTCAGGTCCCGCTCGGCGGAGCGAATCCCGCTGGTGAAGCCGCGGGAGTCGGCGTCAAGGCTGACCTTGATGCGGCGGGTCGCCTCAGCCACCGGAACCCCACCGGTCCAGCAGCCGATCCACCGCGTCCACCCATTCGCGCAACATCATCGGGATGAGCCGCTCGAAGGTGGGGAAGAACCACAACCCTTGGGTGCCGGTGTGCGGGGAGGGGAACTGGCGGGTGGTGTGCCGGTCCCGGATCAGGTAGGTGGTGCCGGCTCGGGTGCGGGAGTGGTAGGTGGCGGTGCGGCGATGGTCGGAGCCGAACTCCGACCCGGCCAGATAGGGGGCGACCTTCGCGTTGCCGGCCTGCACGACCGGCACCCGGTCACGCAGCACTTTCACGGCGCGCGCCACCGACCGCTGCTGCCCGGTGCCGGCGGCGGCCTGCACGATCGGCACCGCCCGTGCGGCGATCTGCCCCGACGCCTGACGCAGCTCGGCGTTGGCGTCACGATCCAGCCTGTTGAACGCGGCCAGGCACTCCCGCACCCCGTCCACCCCCAGCTTCACCGTCAGCGTGCCCTTCGCCACCCGCCCACCTCCTGCCCAGCTCCTTGCCCTGCGCTCATCGGGGGGCCCGCAGGATGGCCTCCACGGTGGCCAGGTCCTGCGGGTCCTGCGCCCACACCGCCGACGGCAGCTGCCCGATGGCCACGGCGACCTGGTTGATCAACCAGCCGAGGTCGCCGGGCCGGTAGGGTCCACCGGCTGCGCGGCCTGCACCAGCTCCACCTGCACACAGCGCGCGTCGAACGCCTCCCAGTCCTCGGCGAGGACACCGGCGCGACGCCCCGCCGACCACGCCAGCCACGCCGCCTCCACCAGCCGCTCCTCCCGCGCCCACGCCAACGGCATGCCATGGCTGGTGGCGTGCAGCCACGCCCGGTAGTCGCGATGGTCCACGGCGACCTCGACGTCGCTGCCGTCGTCCAGCCGCGCCCGATACAGGTCGCGGGTCACGGGGTCAGCGCCGTCTCGGCGGGGCGGCCCACCACGGTGAGGGTCTGCTCGAACGTCAGCGGGCTGCCCGCCTGCCCGCCGAAGGACACGTCACGGGTCGGTTTGCACTTGCCCGAGCGGAACTTGCTGGCCGGATCACCGAGGCCCACCTCAAATTCGATCTCGCCGACCGGGTCGGCGATGTAGGCGACGTGGATGATGTCGCAGATCCCATCCACGTCGGTCCAGTCCTGGAACCCGCCCAGCTCCAGCCGGTAGGCGGCGGTGGAGAACGTGTCGGTGCCGCAGAACGTCTGCACATCCTCGGTGATGGGCTCGTCGGTGAGCTCCACCCGCGACAGCTGGCACTCGAAGTTCTTCACCTCGGTGCCGGTGTCGAACCGGAATCTCAGCTTCTTGATCAGCGTGGCCATAGTCGGGTTCTCCCTTCTTCAGACGATGACCTGCACGAGCACCCGGTAGGCCGGATGCTCCTGCCCGGCCACGGTGACCGGCTGGTAGGTGGCTTGGGTGACCTGCGCGTCAGGCAGGATGCGCAGACCGGTGAGGGTGTGCTCGAGCAGCGCAAGCAGCTGGGCCTGGGCGAGGCGTTCACTGCTGGCGCGGGCGACCACCACGACCAGCGGCCAGGTCACCCGCCACAGGCAGAACCCGCCGGACCCTTCGCCTTGCACGTCGGGCAGGCCGACGACCACCCCCGGTGGCAGGAACTGGTCGCTCAGGTAGTGCTCCACCCGATGCTGCGGGCCCTGCACGGCGGTGGCGAGGCGGCGGGCGGTGTCCTCCAGCCGGGACAGGCTCACGGTGGCGTTCATGCCAGGACCGTGGCGATGCGGGCGTAGGGGGCTTCACGTTCGGCGACGTCGACGTCGACGCGGGCGATGCGGGCGGCGCCGAACTCGGCGAACCCGACCAGCCCCTCGGGGGAGTTGCGGCGTGCCAGGTCGCGCATCACCCGCAGGTAGAACGCGAGGCGCAGATCACCGGGCAGGTCGCTCAGCGGCTGCCCGGACAGCGGGTCCAGCGGGCGCAGATGGTTGCTCATCGTGGCCTGGGCGTCGCCCATGCTGTCGAGGATCGCGGCGTCGTCGACCTCGTCGGCGATACGCGCCCACGCCTTGAACTGCGCCATGGTGGGAAACGTCGGCCACAGGTCCATCAGCCGCCCACCAGGCTCTGCAGCTGCTCGACGAGCGTGACCCGCGGGGAGCTCTTGGCCTGCTCGACGTCCAGCGCGGCCTGCGCCCGGACCGGGTCGCCGTCGACCCAGGACAGGACGTCACTGATGGTGCCGGTGGGGACGTCGGTGCCGGTGGCGGGTTGCAGGTCCGACCCGAGAACGGGGGCGGTGGCGCTGCCCTGCAACCCAATCACCCCTGGGGCGGCTCGGTGTCGGGGGCGGGGATGGTGAGCTTGACGAACCCGGCGGGTTCGGCGACGCACAGTGCGCCATACCCGGCGTAGCCGACGAGCTGGCCGAGCACGTCGGGCTCGTCGACGGACAGGAACCCCTCCAGGTCCTCCCAGTACTCGACCAGGTCGGAGTCGCCGATGACGGCGGTGCCGGCGGGGAAGCGGCCGTCGACGACGACGGCCAGCCCGTCCAGCTCGCCGCTGGTGCCGCCGACGATCGGGATGTTGTACAGCTTCTGGCCGAAGGTGTTGCGGATGCCGCCCAGGCGTACCGCCACGTCCCGCGACACCCACAGCGTGTCCGGCTCGCCCATGTCGTCCTCAGCGCCGCCGATCTGGGCGCCGGCGGCGCCGAGGGCGGCGTCGATGCCGGCGACGTCGAGGGTGGCGACCGGGACGGTCTGGGTGATGGCGGCCAGGAAGTCCGCGCAGGCGGCCTTGTCGGTGCGCCGGGCGTACACCTTGGTGAAGCTGGCGTACACCAGGTCGAGGATCGCCGGCTGGGACCAGCGGATGTCCTGCCGGGAGATGTTGAGGTGCCCGGCGTAGGTGGCCAGCGACACCGGCATCTTCACCGCCTTCAACGCCTGGGAGGCGGTGAGGTCCTTCTCCGCGGCCTGCACGTCGACGGCGACCTGCTGGGTGATGCGGGGCCGGTCGAAGCTGCCGGCCGGGGCGGGCAGCACCCCGACACTGGCGACGAACGGGCGGCGCGCGAGCATCCGGTCGATGACCGGGCCGACGATCGGGCGGGGGATGATGCCGGGGTTGTCGGCGGTGGTCTGGTGGGCGGTGGCCCGCTCCAGCTGCGCGATCGCCGCCGGGTCCCGCTTGACGGTGGCCCGGTGCAGCATGGAGGCGTAGTGCCCGGGGGTGGGGAACTCGCGGGTGATGTCGTAGCCGGCGTCATCACCGTCGGCGGCGTCACGCGCGAGGGTGGCGGCCCGCGCGACCGGGCGGATCTTGCCGATGACCTCGGCGACCTTGTTGGTGCGTTCGTTGATGGCCGCGGCGTGGTCGATGCTGCGCTGCACGGCATCCCGGTCGGTCTCGGCGCGGGTGATCTCGGTCTGCTCGGCTTCGGTGACGTCGCGGTCCTCGTCGACGGCGCGCTGCAACGTCTCCTCGATCAGGGTGGTCAGCTCGTCGAAGCGGGTCTGCTGCCGCTCCAGGTAGGTCGGCATGGGGCTGAAGCCTCCTCGGCGTCCAGACACGTCGGATCGTCTCTGGCCGGGTGGCCGGTCAGCGCCTGCCGGGGTGGCCGCTCGGGGGCGGGGTGGCCGGGTCAGGATGCCGGGGTGGCGGCTCTGCTCGGCGTCAACGATAAGCCCAGCCTGGCCAGCAGCGCGTCACGTACCGGGGTGCGCGGCGTGTCGTCGACCATTTCGTGGTCGCGGGCCACCAGCACCCCGGCACCGGCGTACTGGGGGCGGGCGGTCGCGGCGACATGGTTCAGGCCGCACCGTTCGCGGCGCAGCACCACGCAGGCGTCGTCGCGGACGGTCTTCACGCTGCGATACACCCGCGCCCCAACCGACCAGCCGGTCAGCTCCCCCGACCGGGCCTCCTCCGCGTGCGGATGGTCCCGGTGGAGGCGGAAGTCCAGGTACAGCCCGTCGGCGCGTTCGGTGGCGGCGATGCACCGGCCGAGGTACCGGTCGCCGTCGTCGCCGCGATGCCCAAGCATCAGGTTCACCCACCGGGCACCCTTGGCGGTGTCACGGGCGAACGCCCCGAAGGTGAACTCCTCCAGGTAGGGCTCGGCGTCCACGCCGTCACGCACCAGCTGCGCCACCCCGTACGGCACCGCCCGCCCATGCACCGTCCACCCGTCACCGACCGGTTCGAACGTCTCCTGCGGCAGCGCCCGCACGATCAGCAGCTCGCTCACGGCACGGTCTCCCACAGGCTGGCCCGCACCGCGGCATCCTTTGCTTCCAGGAGCTTGCGCCACGCCACGGTCCGCTCCGGGCAGGCCGGCAGCAGCGCATCCAAAGTGTCGACCAGGTCGGCGAAGTGCCGCGACACATCCTGCTGCGCCGCCGGCAGATGGTCATAGGCGAACCAGCGCAGGATGACGTCGTGCCCCGCAGCGGCCGGGACGGTGCCCATGTCAGATCACCTCGGCGTTGGTTAGCTCGGGCACCCCGGCGGGGGTCTGCCCGGCGGTGACGGTGGCCATCAACGGGGGGCGGCCGATCATCGACCGGGCCTCGTCGATGGTGAGGATGCCGTGCTCGACGTACCCGCCGAGCACGTCGGCGGTGGTGCGCTGGTCCGCGCGCATCCGCGAGGACCAGTCCCACTGCGCGGTGGTGCCGGCCGGCAGCAGCCACTTGCTCAGCGCCGCGGCGTACGGGTCGGCCCAGCGGGCGACGGTGTCGCGCACCCAGTCGATGTCGGCGGTCTCCACGTTCTGGTAGGTCATCGTCGGGCCCGGCAGGCCCAGCTTGTGCGGGGGGATGCCGAGCAGCATCGCCACCAGCTCGGCGTTCCACCGTCTGGCCTCCACCAGCTGCGCCTTGTCCGCCTGCGACACGATCGGCAGCAGCTCCACCCCGGTGGGCAGCACCACCGGCTCCCCGGTGGCCACCACCTGCCGGTACTTGACCTTCAGGTCCTCGGCCTGGGTCTGGGTGATGACGTGCCGGCTGGTCAGCACCGCTGGTGGCAGGGTGCCGCCGGCGAAGTACCGGCCGGAGTGCTGCTCGGCGGCCACCGTCGCCGACAGCCACTCCCGGTACTGGGCGAGCACCCCACGCCCGAGGACCTCCCCGCTGCGGTTCCCGGCGGCGACGTGCAGCAGGTCCCCGACCGGCAGCTGCACCCCGTTGACCACCCACTCCCACAGGCCGGTACGCGGGTCGAGCAGCACCACCACCTGCTCGGCGGGCAGCGGCACCAGCCAGCCGGGCCGGTTGGTGCGGAAGTCCGCCTCGCCGACCAGGGCGAAGCTGTTGCCGTGGACGACCAGGTCGTTGGTGGTGGCGTACCGGTGCTGCCACGGGTCGCTGAGCGGGTCGGGGTCGGTGATGATGGTCGGCTGGTCGGCCAGCCGCACCGACACCCCCAGGTCGGCGTCCCAGCGGACCGCCCGCAGCGTGGTCGAGGCCACCGCGGAGCAGATCAGGTCCAGGCCCCGACCGAACGGCGGCAGCGCCAACGCCTCCCGCTCGGTGGCCGGTGCCAGCCGTCCCGGCTCGCCGTCCCAGCCGAGCAGCAGCGACAGGTCCCGCGGATGCAGGTACCCGCCGGTGTGCCGGGCCGCCCGCAGCGACGGGCGGACACGGCCGGCGCCCAGACGCAGACGTCGCGCCACGTCTGCGCGGGTACCGGCTACCACGGAAGATCACCCTATAGCGGAACCGGCGGAACGGGCATGTCAGGCACGGCGCGCACCGTCGTTGTCTAGTCTGACTTGACTTGCACTGTCTAGTAACGCTAGACTAGACTGCAATGACCCACCACCTCACCGCCACGGTCACCCGCGAAGGCCGCTGGTGGATGATTCACGTGCCCGAGCTGGACAAGACCACGCAGGCGCGCACCCTCGCCGAAGCGACGTTCATGGCACGCGACCTTGTCGCGGCCATCCTGGACGTCGACATCGACACCGTCGAGGTGACTCTGCGCGTCGAGCTGCCAGGGCTGGACGCGGCACTGCATCGGCTCGCCACAGCGGAGCAGGCCTCCCGGGCGGCCCGCGAGGAGGAAAGCCAAGCCCGACACGACGTCGCCGAGCTCCTCACCAGCCTCGGCGTCAGCATGCGCGACAGCGGCATCATCCTGGGGTTGTCCCACCAGCGGGTGGCGCAGCTGCTCACCGGGCATGCCAACCGTCCGGGCGCTGCGGGCCGCACCCTACGCGCCGCGGCGGCTCAGTAGGCGAACCACGGCGGGTCTGGGTCGGCGGCCAGGCTGACCGCGAGGGCGGCGGCGACCGCGCCGGGGATGGGCTGGTCGGAGTGCCGGCGGGACAGCACCCGGCCGCCGTCGCCGTAGTCGCGGACGGTGGCGGCGGCCAGGTGGGCGGTGAGCAGCTGGTCCCCGCTGTGCAGCAGCCGCTGCCCGCTGATCAGGTCACGCAGGTCGGTGTAGGCCTGGGCTGCTTGCGCGCGGGTGAACTCCCGCACCGGGATGCCGGCTGCACTCAGCTCGGCGGCGAGCCTGCCGCAGGTGATCGGGTCCACACCGACGGTGTGCAGCTGGTGGGCGGTGTGCACGGCCAGCACCCAGTCGCGCAGGTCCGGCGCCTGCGGCCGGGGGAAGGCGTGGGCGACCTCCAGGGCAACGCGCCCGTCGGGCTGCAGCGCGGCCAGGCAGGCCACGGCGACGCGGCGGTCGGGGTCGGTGTCGATGCCAAGCATCAGCGTGCCCGGCTGGGGATGCTCGCCCAGCACGCTGACGCCGGGGTCAGCCTGGCAGGCCTGCCAGGCGGCGACGTCGAACGGGTCGGTGTCGACCTCGCCGGCCGGTGGGCGTGGTAGCCGACCGAGGTACTCCGCGGCGAACGCGTCGACCCCGAGCTCCTCTGCGTCGCGGCGCATCGTGTCGATGCCGATCAGGCCGTAGGCCAAGCCGGGATGCACCCGCCACCAGCAGGCCTCGTCAGCGGGGTCGTCGTCGTCGCCGATGGAGAACTCCAGGTAGGCGATGCCGGTGCGGCGGCCGGCCTGCACCGCGGCACGCCCCTGGGCAATCAGCCCGGTAAGCCAGCCGTTGTGGGTGCGCGGGTCGCCGCCGACGTTGCTGATGATCCACTGCTGGCCGTGGCCGTGGTAGTCGCCGAGGGTGGGGCGGGCGGCGGTCTGCAGCCGTTCGGCCTCGGCGACGGTCAGGGCGAGGGCCTCGTCGACGGTGATGACAGCGGAGCCGTCGCCGCGGATGCCACCGGCGGTCGGGGCGAAGATGGACACCCGTGACGCCCATGACGCGTCAGGGTTGCGGCGGGTGCGGGTGTCGACCAGCAGCTGGGTCTGGGCGATGTTGCGCAGCAGCTTGACCGCCTTGCGCTCCCCCGGTCGCAGGGTCTCCCGGAACGGGGTTGCGACGTCGTCGATGAACCGGCGCTGCGCGGCGACCAGGTTCTGCGCGGTGTGCGCGCCGCGGAACGGCACCATCCGGCCGGTGGGCAGCCGGATCGGACCGGCCAGGGCGCGCTGCAGCTGCGGGCCGAACGCGCCGACGGTCTTGCCGCAGCGGCGGCCCACGACCCAGATGACCATGTCGTAGGCGAAGGGGGAGCCGGGTCCGTCGATGCGTTCGCAGCCGACGGCGAGCGCCTCGCGCTGCCAGGGCAGCAGCCGGCGGCGCAGCCGGCGGGCGAACACCGCGGCGATACGGTCGGCGTCGCAGTGCCGGTCAGGCTGGCGTGGGGTCGCCCACGTCGGGGCCAGCAGGCGCGGGCCCGGGGTCAGGGTCGTCGTCGAACCAGCCATCAGGGTCATCCTGCTCGCCGGCACCTGCGCGGCCCGGTGGTGGCACCAGGTTGTTCATGGCCTGCTGCCAGGCTTGCACGGCGTAGGCGACGGTGCCGCCGCTGCCGCGGCCGCCGTCCTCGGCCAGGTCCAGGGCCAGGCCGGCGGCGCGCAGCTGGTCGGCATAGCCGGCGGTGAGCTCGTCGAGCAGCCCCTTGCGGCGCATCAGCCGCACCCGATGCTCGGCGATGCGCTCCCAGCGGCCCTTGCGGTGCTGCGGTTCGAGTCCGGGCAGGGTTGGGGCGTCCCCGGCCGGCCCCAACCCCGTCCGCCGCGTCATATGCCCCTTATGCCGTTTCTCGTCGGTTTTGGTTGGTCATTCTGGGGGAGGGGGGGTGCCAGGGACACACACGGAAGGTGGCAGGGGTTGCCGCACCCCTCTCGCCCACCCAAAGAAACCGCAAGTCACAGGCTTGTCTGGGTGTCGCGGTCGACTTGGAACGTCCGGCGCACGTTCCAAGTCCATGGCGTGGTTGACGAGGTCGTCAGTCATCGCAGCTCGCCAATGTGGTCGTCGATGCGGGTCTGCCGGCAAACGTGTGGTGCGGGCTTGGTCTTGAGCACGACCCGCAGGGTGGGGTCGTCGTCGTCGGGGACGGTGAGGCGGACGCCGAGGCGGGCTGGTAGCTGCTCGTGCCGGCCGCAGTCGGGGCAGGTGACGGCGACCTGGTAGGTGCCGGTTGGGATGGCGGGGTCGTTCATGGGCGGGTCCAGTCTCGTCGGAGGATGCCGGGTCCGGGTCGGAGGGCGCGCAGCTGGTTGCCGAGCCGACCGCCGGCTTGACGGTTGCAGCGGGAATGTTCGGGGTGCAGGTCGTGCGGGTGACCGCCGAGGGCGAGGTCGACGCGGTGGCCGAGGTCGAACGGTTCGGCGGGGTGGATGGGTAGCCCGCAGCGGGGGCAGTCCAGCGGCAGCCGCGTCGCCCAGGCTGCGCGCAGGGCAGACAGGGCGCGGCCGGACAGGCGGGGGCCGCTCATCGGGTCCGCCAGCGGCAGCGGCCGCAGCACAGGGGCTTGTCGGGGCGGGTGGTGTCGCACCAGGCGGCAGCCTGCAGCAGCATCCCGCAGCCGGGGCACGGCCACGGCCTGCCAGCCTCGGCGCCGCGGGTGACCAGCCGCCAACGCTCGAAGGTCTCGACACCCAGCATCCGCCATGCGGCGTTGAGCCACCTGTCGTCGTCCGGTTCGCTCATCGCAGGCTCCACACGATGAGCAGCAGGCTGAGCAGGATCAGCGCGACGACGGCGACCAGCAGCAGCTCATCCACGTGATGCCACCGCCAGCAGCAGCGAGACCAGGCAGGTGAGCGTCAGGACCGCCGTGGCGAGGACGAGCAGGTCGTGCCGCAGCTGCTGGGTGTGCTGCCGCCTGGCGTGCTCGGCCTCCCATCGCTCGACGTCGAACACGTAGACGGCTCGGTCGGCCGGTAGGCGCGAGGCTGCCCAGGCGGCGCAGCCGGGGCAGTGCGCGGCGGGCCGGTCGCCGGTGCGGTGGTCGTCGACTCCGTCGACTCGGCAGAGCATCACGGGACGTGCACCCAGCGTTCGCGGACCTGCTCGCCGCTCAGGCCGGCTTGCAGGACCCGGCGGGAGCGGTCGGCCAGATGCGTGAGGCTGGCGAGCACCAGCTGCTCGCGCTCGTCGGCGGTGGGGGCGAAGTCTTCGCCGAGCAGGTAGCGCAGGACGGTCTGGATGCTGGCGGCGTCACTGACGGTCATGGGCATTGTGCATCCATTGTGTGAGTGCGGCGAGTTGCCGTTGCTGTTCGC